TAAATCTATTAATATCAAATAACGCAGTAATAACAGTTGCCATATTTATATGTTTTATATTAATAAATTTGATTTATATCTATTTTGTAATTTATATCTATTTTGTAGTTTTTATTCTTTATATGTTTGAATTAATTAAGATTTTATTCACAAATTTTAATCTCATTTTGTATGTAGATTAGGTAGAATTATGAATAATAGAATTATGAATATTATTATTACTGGTTCATCTGGGTTTATTGGGACACATCTAACTTGCATGCTACATAACCATCCGAGAATTGGTAAAATATATGCAATAGATATTGATATTGATAATAAAATTATTGGATATGATGATGCTAGATTAATATATATTAAGGCGTCAATTGCGGATGTTGGTAAATTAGATATTCCAATTCCGGATATTATATTTCATCTAGGTGAGTTTTCAAGGATAAATAAATCGTTTGAGATGCCAGATAAGGTAGTAGATACAAATGTGATTGGCACAATACAACTTTTAGAGTATGCTAGAAGAAATAATATAATGGTAGTCTATGCTGCATCATCTTCAGTTCATGACCTAGATGTAAAAAATAATATGAATCCATATACACTTAGCAAAGTTCATAATATTGACTGGATAAAATACTATCATAAATGGTATAAATTATCATATTGTATATTATATTTTTATAATGTGTATGGCGCAGGACAACTAGATAATAATATGGGAACTGTTATTGGTAAATTTATTAGTCAATGGGAATCAAATGAGCCTTTGAGTGTTGTTAGTCCAGGAACGCAAACGCGGGCATTCACACACATCGATGATACAATGGATGCAATCAAAGTTATATTTGACAAGGATATTTTAGTAAATTTAGATAAAGGCTTAGTCTTATCTAGTAGTTATGATATTGCTAATTCTAAACAATATTCGATTTTAGAAATAGTAAAAATGTTTTGGACGAACCATAAATTAGTAAATAATGAAAAAGTAAATAGGCTATCTAGCGTTATTAGTAATAATGATTTATTATTGCTTGGATGGAAATCAAAATATGATTTGCCAGATTATATTTCTGAAATTATTTCTAGAAGGCATTAAATCTATTCTTTTCTATTCTTTTCTATTCTTTTCTATTCTTTTCTATTCTTTTCTATTCTATTCTTTTCTATTCTTTTCTATTCTTTATTATCGAACTCAATTTCAACGCCATGTTTGCTATCAATCATCATCTGATTAATACTTTTTTGTTCCGTATTTTCAATTGGATTTTCTAAATATAATGAGCCCGTAATTCTACCGAATTTTTCAAAAGGACCGCAACGAATAAAAACATATTTACAGTCTGCCATAACAAGCGATCTTAAATAATCTCTAGCAAGTATGGCTCGTGCCTTTATTAACTCCCGATTTGGAGTATTTTTCGAAGCTCTCATTTCTGGAGTGTCATATCCAGCAAGTCTAACCGTCCATTTTGATAGTTTTCCATTATATAGAAATACAACTTTACATGTGTCTCCATCATATACATCAACCACTTTACAAACTGCTACATGTCCTGAAATACTAAAGTCTGGTGTATCTAGCGATGAACCCATTAATTTAACTGATACATTTGTATTGGTATTGTCATCCTCACTGCCAACCATAGGTTTTGATTTACAACAACCCATTATTTAATTTAAGAATTTTTGTATGCTCTTAATTATATATAGGAAAATATTAACTAAAACGTATTAACTAAAACGTATTTACTAAAACATATAACTTGGATATGCCAGATATCGAATCTTACACAACATTAGTATCCTGTTATTTTAGGCTAGAAAAGTCTAAACACTCTCATAGTAATTACCTGGTATGGATGGATAATTTTTTAGAAAATGTAGAAACCCCATTAATAATATTTTGTGATGAAGATAGCGAAAAGCTTATTAAAGAAAAAAGGAAAAATTTCTTAGATAAAACAAAAATAATATTAACAAAACCAAATGACTTTCACACTTGGAAATACTTTAACATTTTTAAGGAAAATTACAATAGAGACTTTGAAAAGGATAAACATTCTGTGCCACTTTACATGATATGGTCTGAGAAATCAAATTTTATACGTAGGGCTGTAGAAATCAACCCATATAAAAGTGAGTTTTTTGTATGGATAGATATTGGCGCATTTCGCAATAGAGGAAAATATGGAGACTTATCACTCGAACAAATAAAGACTTGGCCGAATGAAGCAAAGATTAAAACCCTACCACACGATAAAGTAATATTAGGCAAAGCAGGAGAGTTCCCAAGAGATTGTAATATTTTATTACGAAATGGATTGACTAAAGGCGAATTCACATATGTTTTGAAATCTATTGTAGGCACTGTATTTATTATGCATAAGGATATGGCTATGGTATGGTGGAGATTATATTATTGGATGCTTGAAACATTTGCGAAACACGGTAGGGTTATTTTAAAAGACCAGTCTATTATGGCAAATGTCGCTGTAGCCTTTCCCAAAAAAGTCCAGATATTAGATAAAATTGATGGTCTCGACCCCTGGTTTTTCCTTATTAATATGTTTGTTTAATATGTTTGTGTAATATTTGACGTATTTGTTTAATTACATCGCAATAATTTAATGCAATACCCATGTATTCCGACGTATTTATGATGTAATTATATGATGCGGTTGTTTAACTTAAAGAATGTATGATGATACTGTTGGTTAAAATTCACAATATTCACAATTCAATAAATCTTGGTATGGATAAAAGCCAACTAAAAAACAATTTGCCATTAATTCTGAAAAATATGGGCTTGGAAAAGAAACGATATTCTGATGGTATTTATTGGTATGGATTAGTATGGAAAACGGATGATAACAAAGATAAATTAGATATATCTAAACAAAAAGACAAGATGGAATTCATTAAAAATATTGGATCATACCAAGATTATCTTGATAAAGAACATAAAAATAAATAAATTATTTTGCAATATAAGGACAATATTATAACTAATTTTATTAAAGAAACAATTAAACAATTAAACAATTATGTCTTTATCGCTTGCTAGATTATTGAATGATCCATTTACTTTGGTGGATTGTTTTGTTGAAGATGCTCTACCCCGCGAATTATCTGATAAAATTAATCAATTTCGCAATGGAGTTTTCCATCGAAGAGAAACAGATACACATGTAAATTATGACATTTGCTTACCTGGTGTGAAGTTAGAAAACATTCAAGTGGATGTGAATAATTCTGTTGTGTCTATTTCTGTTGAAGAAGATGTTGAAGAAACCACGAATAACAGTTATTCTCATCATTTCACCGGATTAAAGCGAACTTTCAAGCTTCAACCTGGTGTGTCAGATGATAGTCTAGATGCTAGTCATGCAAATGGTGTTTTAACCTTGAGTTATCCAAAAGTAGATAATGATGTAGTAAATACTACTAGACGTGTTAAAATTAACCAGTAAATTGTTAAATATTAATTATATTTGAATTATATTAGTCAAAATTGATTTTATTTATTTTATAAAGTATTTTATTATAACTTACATATACACAAACAAAAAGATAATAACCCATATATTAACTTATAAATATGTCTAATTCATTTAATAAATATACTCTCGATTACCCTAATTTGGATGAAACAGATAAACGGTTTTTCGACACTAGTAATATACTTTTTAAAATTAAAAGTAAAAATGAGGATGAGCCAGATATTAAATTAGTCGCGAATATTAATCATTTTCTAAATCGCAATTCAAAAAAATATTATACCATTGGTGGTGAAGTAAGGCAAAGTCCCAATTACTATATTACATGCAATTATAATAATTTTCATCGATTTATGAATAATATTAGAGTCGTACAGGATGGTTGTCAAAATACATTTACAATTAAATCTGGAGGAGTGTATAATATGGTGGATGCAAAGTATATGACAGGTTTTATATACCCAACCTATATCGAATCTTATAAAGAACAACTCGAGAAAATGATGAATCTATGGATTGAACCAGTATCAGAACAAATTAAAAATAAATGCCAACAACCCAATCATATAACAAATATTAGAATGACCCAAAATCAATTGCTAATGTATAGTAAATGTATTTCTAAAGAAAATATGTTATTTGGGAAATTATCTGATGTGAAATCTGATGAATTTTTACTAACAACTGGGTATATTAGCCCGGAGTTTCCGAGTTTAGATTGTAATCTAGATAATTTTACAGCAATATGTTCTCAAAGAGGAACTGGAAAACCTTTGGTTGCTCTAGCGTTATCAAAACAGAAAACATTATTGTCTAAATTAGCAGATATTGATATAAATATTATTGTAGTTGAAAAAGGCATTATGCATAAATGGAAAAAATATTTGAAGGCATATTACCAAGAAGATTACTTGATTATCAATAATAAACTAGATTTTGAGAAATTTATATATAATATACCAGAAAAAGGAGATGACTATTATTTAAAATATAAACATAGCAATTTTGTGTTGATTAACTTTATTGATATATATCACAAATATTTATTTGGTGGAATTGACACCCCAGATAAGAGAAAAACATTTCTAAAAACCTGTAAAAAAAATATACATCTTAAAACATCTATAGAAAGACTCGGAATTAACATATCTGACACATTTGATTATTTAGATAACCAAGGAGATTTGCAAATTCAAGAACTAAAGAAATACAGTGTGGTTTTAGCAGACCCTAAAACTTACACAAAATTAGCAATGTATCTGGCACTTAATGATATCAAGATAACCCGATTATTTATTGATTGTATCGATAATTCTTCCGACTGGAAGTTATATAATATTCCAATTGTAAAAGCCGTTAAACACTACAGAATTCTTTCAAATATGCGGACATTCTTATATGCCGATGGCAATGAATGTTATTATCCAGACGAAAAGGGACATCCTATGAAATCGATAAAAGCCCCAAGTGTCAATAACTACGCGCAAACTAAACCTTTTCATTATATTTCAAATGCTATACAACAATATATTACTCATGATATTGATACCACAAAATGCAGTTATCAACTTAAGGCATTACAAAAATTTGCAGAAAATATATTCGTATTTACATATCCAGAATATAATTTTAAAATTGATACATATCTAGTGCCATGTATTGATAACAAAAATAATAGAGACAACATCCAAATTCATGATGATGTAATTAAATGTATTAATGAAGGTCAAATTGATAATGCAATTGAAATTATGAAATTGCAATCAAATACACTTAATAATATTGAGGAAAAATGTACTAGATGGTATAATATAACTATCACTACAAAGAAAACTGAAATATCAAGACTCCAAAATAGGAATACTGATAATGATGTAGATAATGATGTAAATAATGATGTAAATAATGATGTAAATAATGATGTAGATAATGATGTAGGAAAAATTGCGAAATTAAACAAAGAAATCATTGATACTGAAAATTCAAAAATGGATTTATCAAGAAGATTGCATATGACAGAATGTATGATTTGTATGAATGATATAAAAAATTCTGTTGTATTAGGCTGTTGTAAAAATGTAATTTGCTTTGAATGTATAATAACATCTCTTATAAATAGGCCACATTGTCCCGTTTGCAGAACTAATATGAATGTTGATACCGATTTGACATTAGTATCAACCGAAAATACAGATTTATATTTAACTTTCGATACGTTTGATAAAATTATGGCACGCCCAACAATAAAAATAGATATGCTGTCTCGTATATTAAAATATATAAAGCATACAAATAAATTAAATGGTATCTCCAATAAAATTATAATTGATCTTGGAATATATACAGGTGTTGACTACAGACATATCAAATCATATATGGACGATATTAATATACCCGATGTTGGAACTGTTGCCATGGATAACGAATTAAGATATGAATGCCACTTTGACTATTTAAATGATTATATTTCATCAGATTTAGTTGAAATACTTATTATTCACTCAAATACTCCAATGACATGGCAAAACATGCCAAACACTACAGATATTATTAAAATAGGTTATATGAATGACTTTGTTGAAAAATGTATTATGGGAGCTGTTGGGGGAATTGACAGACAAACACCTTTGCGAGTTTGGCAACTAGAAAATATGAAGTAAATTATCCAATTATTAACAAAATAGTATTATTAACAAAATAGAATTAAAAAATTGATTTTTTTATTATTTAAAGTATTAAAGTTTATCACCAATTTACAATAACACTCGCAGAAATGACTTCAACCAGTTCCACAATGTCAGATAGTAAAGCACAAATGATTTCATTCCTTAAAAAGAATGGTTCAAAAATATCCTTGCATTTTGATGAAAATGGAAAACCCCAAAGTTTAGTTGATAATCCCTGGTTTAATAATAAAACAAATTATAATATTGGAGAACTTCCAACTAGCGCTGAACAATCCGCCTTGATATCATCATTTTGCACAAAACATAATATACCTCAAGAACTGAAATATGTATATGAATTAGTCGCCCATACTGGAGGAGAATTCTCTATTGGAATCTGGCAATTCTTGTCTATACAAAAATCTGATGAAATGTCAAATGGAAAACTCCATATGCTAGACATTGCAATTCAATATGCTGGTATGGGACATATCGAAGTTTTAACAATGGATAAAGACACTAAAGAATTCTTTGTTCGGTCAGATGGTGGTTCAAATGACTTTGAACGCGAAGATTACTTTGAAAAATACAAAACAATGAAACCAACTGAAAGTGGAGACTATGAAATGATGACTTTCACCCAAGCATTACATATGATGATAGAATTATGATGATAGAATTATGATGATAGAATTATGATACAATTCGCATATATTATATTATATTATATTTATTTTTTATATACTAATGAAAAATATGAAAAAAATGAAAAATAATAATAAATTAATAAGCCCCTGCCGGGATTCGAACCCAGATTACAAGTTTAGAAGACATGCGTGTTATCCAATTACACCACAAGGGCAAAATATAATTACTTGGGCTTTATAAATTCAATTTTTTTTAATTTCTTGTAAAAATAATAATTTCTGGCATTTTTGGCAAATTCTAGCAATTAAGCCCATTTATACATATCTATCGCGGGAGATCGTTCAGCAACATAGCGATATAATAATTCCAATTCTTCTTCATCTGATAATAGTTTAGGGCGAGTCAAACTTTCTTCATCATCTAGCTGACACACTTTTGGCTTTTTTTCGCAACTATCAATATTTAATTCAGACATATAACCAATTGAATGTCTGAAATCATTTGATGCTTTACAACTATCTGATTGACACCCCGCACCCTCATGTGTTTTATATAATCTAGCACCACTAACAAATGTATCAATTATTTCATATCTACGGAGATGACATACAACTACCATACCTAACAAAAATAATAATGCTAGTGATATAATTTCTTGTTTATCCATTTTATTTTATTTTACAAATATTCTTTTTTATTATATTACATTGAGAAAATACAATGATAAAATACAATGATAAACATACTCAAATACCCATAATATTATATTGACCTTCAAATCCAACTGGGTTATACCAAGATACACCAATCATTGGGTTATAATTATTTCCAATGCGGTTTGGACCATTCAATTGTTGCATTGCGCCTGGGGGTGGATTTGCCGATTCTAGTTCGCTAGTAGTATAATTTGCAGAAGTTGCTGGCGTTGGACGATTAGACCAAGGTTTAGTAGATTGCACACCGCCATAAATTCCTCCATTAGGTGGGCTTAGTGGCATTGTCTCATGTGGGTTATTTGCTCTCTCAATTGGACGAATATTAGATTCAATCATGACTGCATAATTACCCATTGAAACATTTTTTTTATGATACGGACACCACAATGTATCACCACACTGTTTATCTTGATTGCTTTTATTATTCATTATATTTTATATTTTATATTTTATATATTTTATATATATTTTATATTTTATATAGATATTATATATTTTATATAGATATTATATTATTGCTAGACGGATAAAATATAATTATTTATTCATCACATATAATAATACAAATAATACAAATAATACAAATAATAATAATAATAATACAAATAATAATGTCATCCGCTCTAGTACTCGCAAAAAACATTTACATACCAATAAGACTTTTTCTAGAAGGATACGTTATAAATCTAGCAGATAACCAAGATATATCTCAAATTACATCAAATTTATATGTTGGAAATGTATCTACTGCAACAAACCGAGAATTACTTAAAGAAACAGGTATTACACATATAATCAATATATTATCCCATAAATTCGAACCATATCCAGGGGATTTTGAATACTTACACGTATCCGCATATGATATGCCAGACCAAGACTTAACTTACAATTTCCCATTAACTAACCTTTTTATTCGAAATGCATTAAAACATGGAGGAAAAGTATATATCCATTGTATGATGGGCGTTTCTAGAAGTGTGACAATATTACTCGCATATTTAATGACACAATCTGATAAATCCATCAATACTATCTTAGAAGATGTTAGACTTACTAGACCAATTGCAAACCCAAATCCAGGATTTATAACTCAATTAACTAGTTTTAGAAGTAATACTCGCAAATTTAGAGAATCCATGCTAGATATCGACCCTTTACTTATATCTGATATTGATTGATTATGATTACATCTTTTTAGAATTTTTTAGAATTTTTAATTTTTAAACTCATGTTTTGGTTTTTTAGATATGTAATTACATCTAACAAAGAATTGTCATTTTTATCATAAGATAACCAAAATTTAACTCGAATTACATTCTCAGTTTTATTGAAAAAATAATGCATATCGGAATCATCAATTAGCAAAGTGTTTTGTTTCGTAAAAAGATTTGAATAAGGCTTTGTTTTCCATAAAAATGATAAATCTTTCACATCATAAGTATTAAATGTAAAAGCTTTAGTATTCTTCACTTTTTTCTTATAACTTTCGTAATTATATAACATTTTTTTATTTGTAATATCATACACGCCCCATGTAGGATTATCAGTTCCTCCAATAATATATTTTAACTGTTTTTTCTGTGCTTTTGAAAATATAATATCACATATTCTATCTACATATGTATAAAAGCCATTTGACCAGATTGATACATTATAATTTTTCAACAAATATTGTAAAAAGGTTTGTAAATGAGGCCGGTTAAATAATAATACATATCTCGCATTTTCTTCAAAATCAAATTTGTATTTTAAATTTGCAACATCCATTCCCGTTTTTTTCAATTCATTTGCCATAAACTCAACCATTTTATTATCATTTTTATGCTCGTTTATTGCTATTCCATGTATGCAACAATTATCTAAATCCAAAATAATGTTTTGTCTATCATTCATATTCATATTTATACTTATACTTGATATTATATTTATACTTGAAAAAAAGTTAAAATTAAAGTTATTAAAATTAAAATGTTTTTTTAGATTTTCCATCCATCGAATTGTGCGACTCTAGTAAAGGCTTTCGGTATTCATGTTTGTAGTGTATAATAGATTATTTAGATTTAAGTTAAAAACAATAGTAATCAAATACACAAATATTACAATACAATCCCATATTTATCCATTAATCCAAACATTACTTTCCCTTGACACCTGGAATCATCTAATGGATTATGCGTCACAGATTCACAACCTCTTAATTCTGTCCATAATTCTTTTTCTTGTCGTTTAGATAATCCATTTTGCTTACAATAAATCCAAAGAGCCGTCGAAATACATTTTGCACTAAATCCAATATCTGGCTTGTCATTTGGTCCAAACTCATGATAATAACTATTAAGCCATTGCCAATCATAAGCACTCGGCCAAGCAACCCATGTAATTTTATGTGTATTTTTATATTTATTATATATATCCGCAATTTCTGACATACATTGTTGTGGGGAAATTCTATTAGTCCTAATGAATTCATACATTTCTGGGTTTTTATCCCAAAAATCTTCTTTTGTTTGTTTATCCATAATTCTATTTCTCAGAGGCTCAATATTCCTTTGATATGACACAACTTCATCTCCACGACCATTAAAACCATAAATTCCTATAGATAACATGGTATTTACAGTTGGAGAAGGACCGTCGGCTTCAATA